AAGTACAAGTCCAAAGGTGCCTATGTGAAGAAGCTGTCTGATTTGGACTATGGTGATTTTCCTATTGTGAACAAAGCATTAGTGGAATACATGGTCAAGGGTGTTCCCGTGGAACAAACCATCAACCAGTGTAACCAGTTGAAGGAATTTCAGATGGTTACAAAGATTGGTGGTAAGTACAAACACCTGTTGCACGGTGGAAAGATTCTGAATGAAAAGTGTGTCCGTGTCTTTGCTTCCATGCGTCCCCGTGATGGTGACCTGAAGAAGGTTTCTATCCGTACAGGTAAACCTGAAAAGGTTGCCAATTCACCGGAACACTGCTTCATGTGGAATGATGCCATTGACGGTGTGAAGTGTCCTGATTATCTGTACAGACATTTTTACATTGATATGGCAAAGAAAAGATTGAATGACTTTGGGGTGTCAATATGAAGAAACCAATCCCAACCGCAGGAACCAGATGTGTGGTCTGCAAAAATCTATTAACAACAAATGAAATTGTTTATGAAAATTATGAGTTTTCCAAGCCAAAACGAGGAAAAACCATATATTTTCATCAAAAATGCTATGAAAAAGAGTTGAAAAAGGGGTGAAAAAACTTGTTTTTTAAGGGATTTGTCAAAACGAAAGACAAACGCTGCGTGGAAAAATTCAAGAACCGCACGGATTTCAAGTCCTTGGAACAGGTTCAATCCCTTGATGAATACGCAGGAATTTTGGCAAATGACGCAGTTCTGATTGATATTGATGACGGGGATCAGGCAGAACTTCTGATGGATATTGTGGAACATCTTCAGTTGAACTGCCGTGTCTACCAGACAAGCCGTGGAAAACACTTCTTGTTCAAGAACACCAATGAACAGATTCAGAAATGTTTTACCCATGCAAACCTTGGATGCGGCCTGACTGCTGACATCAAGGTTGGTCTGAAAAATTCCTATGAAGTCCTGAAGTTTGCAGGTAAGGAACGGTTCATTGAATGGGATATTGAAGATGGTCAGGAATATGATGAACTTCCCAAGTGGTTGATTCCTGTTCGTGGTTCCACTGAATTCCTGACTATGGATGCAGGTGACGGAAGAAACCAGTCCCTGTTCAATTACATCCTGACACTTCAATCTGCGGATTTTACCGTGGAAGAAGCACGGGAAACAATCAGAATCATCAACAGATTCATCCTGAAAGACCCGTTGGATGAAACTGAACTGGATGTCATCCTGCGTGATGAAGCCTTCCAGAAGCCTGTGTTCTTCAAGGGAACGTCCTTCCTGTTCGACAAGTTTGCGGTGTTCCTGAAGAACAACCATCACATCATCAGAATCAACAATCAGTTGCACCTGTACCAGAACGGTATTTATGTCAGTGGTGTTGAAAACATTGAAGCTGTGATGATTCAGCACCTTCCGCAGTTGAACCGTTCCAAACGTCAGGAAGTCCTGTCCTATCTGGACATTCTGATTCGTGAAAACACCCACGCTGCACCACCTAATTTTATTGCCTTCAGAAACGGAATCTACAACATTGAAGATGATTCGTTCAATGCCTTCAGTCCTGAATACGTCATCACCAATATGATTCCGTGGGACTGGAACCCCCATGCCTATTTTGAACTGACTGATGAAATCTTGGACAACATTTCTGTTCATGATGAAGCAGTCAGAAGTCTGTTGGAAGAAATGATTGGTTCTTGTCTGTACAGGTCAAATGCACTTGCAGGTGGTAAGGCATTCATTCTGACCGGAACTGGTGCAAACGGTAAGTCCACTTTCCTTGACATGGTGAAAAGAATGCTTGGAATGCGGAACATTTCCGTGCTTGACCTGAAAAAGCTGAATGACCGTTTCAGTACACAGATGATGTTTGGCAAGGTTGCCAACATTGGTGATGATATTTCTGATGAATTCGTGGTTGACACCGCTGAATTCAAGAAGATTGTCACAGGTCAGTCCATTGACGCTGAACAGAAAGGTCAACCTAAGTTCAACTTTGAACCTTACTGCAAACTGCTGTTCAGTGCAAACAGTATTCCCCGTATTGGTAAGGGCAGGGACAGTGGTGCAATCCTGCGCCGTTTGGTAATCGTGCCGTTCAACGCAAGATTCACACCTGACAGTCCTGATTACAAACCGTTCATTGGTGATGACCTGAAGTGTCAGGAATCCATGGAATACATGATTCAGCTTGGTTTGCAAGGTCTGAAGCGTGTTCTGGAAACTAGACAGTACACAACCAATGAAGCCATGCAGGAAGAACTGATTGAGTATGAGGAAAGCAACAATCCCATCATTGGCTTCTTCCGTGAAGCAGAAAATGATGAAGTCAAGATTGAAGATGAAGTCACCAACGTTGTGTATCGACAGTATAACGAATGGTGTCTGTCAAACAGCTTGCAGCCGTTGTCCAATGGTGAATTTTCAAAGCAGGTCAAGAAACACTTTGGTTTCAAGATTGCTGACCGTAGGGTGAACGGTAAGAAGTGCAGGATTTTTGTGAAAGGATAAATTTTATGACGATTAAAGAAAAAAGGAAAATCTTAAATGCGTATTGTGACAATGCAGTAGATTGTAAAAAGTGCCTTTTGAATCGTAAAAATAAGTGGACGGTTCCGTGTGAATTCACAGATTGTCCTAATTTTGAGAATTCACCAGAATCTGAACTGGATGAAGCGTTGAAGATAATTCATGGTGTCACAGATGACCCCGTGAATCATCCTTCCCACTATAACAAGGGGAAGATTGAAGTTGCTGACTTCATTGCGGATCAGAAGCTGAATTTTGACCGTGGCAATGCTGTCAAATATATCTGCCGTGCAGGTTCCAAAGACCCTGAAAAGGAAATTCAGGACTTGGAAAAAGCAATTTGGTATATCAACCATGAAATCAAAATGTTGAAGGGAGAAACCGAAAATGGAAATCTTGGTTAAGTATCATGACAAAGACCTTGGGAAGATTGAGAAGTTCCCCGTTGGTGACTGGATTGACTTGCGGTCTGCGGAAACCGTGGATATGGAAGCAGGTGAATTCAGACTTATTTCCTTGGGTGTTTCTATGAAACTTCCTGAAGGTTATGAAGCGCACATGGTTCCCCGTTCTTCCACCTTCAAGAAGTGGGGTGTGCTGCAGACCAATTCCATGGGTGTCATTGATGAATCCTATTGTGGTGACAATGACGTTTGGAAGTTCCCTGCTTTGGCAATGCGACAGACCACAATCTTCAAGGGTGATAGAATCTGTCAGTTCCGCATTATGCCCAAGATGGGTGAACTGAAGTTCAAGGAAACTGACCATCTGACGGACAAAGACCGTGGTGGATTTGGTTCCACCGGAAAGGATTAATGATATGCAAGCAATTAAACCTTATGCAGAAATTCTGGATTATGACTTTGGACGGGATGTCCTGAAGAAGATTGAACTGGTTGGAAGAACTTGCTACAAGTCCACTGATTTAATCAAGGAAGATTCCGCACCCAAGTTTGTTTCCAATCTGGTGAACGCAGGTCATGAAGCCATGTTGGAACACGCTTCATTTGCGTTCATTCTTCCTTATCCTGAATGGAAAGGACTTCGCACCATCATTAGTAATTTGGAAAGCCATGGTTTCAATTCTTTCCTGCGCTTCACTGGATGCAGTGACAGAAACATTGTTTCTGGTAATGTCCGTGCATGGCGAGATTTCTTCAAAGAGTGTTATGCACAGATTGAATATCTTCCTTATTATTTTAAAAACTTTATTGAACAGAATCCTGTACTGTTCCCTGAATACCAGAAAGGTATCAGATATTTTGGTTCAAACCACATGGTCAGATTGCTTCCTGTTCATTATGAAGACTTGAGAACCACAGAAGAAATTCTGACACATTTGGATGTTACTGTTCGATTTGTGATTGACCGTGGTATCAGTCATGAAGTTGTCCGTCACCGTCCTGCAAGTTTTGCACAGGAATCCACCCGTTACTGCAATTATAGCAAGGACAAATTTGGTGGTCAGATTACCTTCATCATTCCTGAAGCCTTCACTGAAGGTTCCCCTGAGTGGAATGTGTGGAAGGATTCCATGGAACGGTGTGAAGCTGATTATTTTACACTAATCAACATGGGTATTACCCCTGAATGGGCAAGAAGTGTTCTTGGAACCAGTGTGAAGACTGAATTGATTATGACTGCCAACTGTGGTGAATGGTTCCACTTCTTTGAACTTCGTGCTTGCAATTACACCGGAAAGGCACATCCGCAGATGTTGGAAGTGTCCAGACCCCTTCTGGGTGAATTCAAGGGTACCATCAAAGATACCTTTGATGAATTGACTTATGGGAAATAACGGAAAGCCTTGGTTGAATGACAGTGGTTGCCCTGACCCCACTGCCTATGAAGCCATGAAGCATATCCAGAATGAAGAAAAGCGGTTGAACCATGTGGACAGTAATGCCCACATGGTTGTGACCACAATCAAAAACATTCTGGATTTAGCAGGATTTGAACTGGTTGAACGGATTCAAATTCGACACAAGAAAACAGGGAAAATTTTCAGATAGGAAGGTGTTTTGTATGATTGAAAAAGTTGTGAAGCGTGATGGATCAGTTGTGGATTTTGATTCCAAAAAGATTGAGAATGCAATCATGAAGGCAAGTGCAGAAGTTCCTAAGAAAGAACGTTTGCTGAAAGGTAATGCAGAACAGATTGCCCATGACATTGCAAATAACATGAATGGCATGGTTCATGTGGAAGATATTCAGGATAATGTGGAACGTGGTCTGATGTACTATCACTTTTATGAAGTTGCAAAGGCATATATCACTTATCGGTATAAACGTGCCATGGTTCGTAAGTCCAACACCACTGATGAATCTATTCTGAAGCTGATTCGCAATGAGAACAAAGAAATGGCTGAAGAAAACAGCAATAAGAACACCAAGATGGCAAGTACACAGCGTGACTATATTGCAGGTATTGTTTCCCGTGATATTACCAGACGAATTCTGTTACCTGACCACATTTCCAAGGCGCATGATGAAGGTGTTCTTCACTTCCATGATGCAGACTATTTCCTTCAGCCTATCCACAACTGCTGCCTGATTAACATTGGTGATATGTTGGACAACGGCACCGTCATGAACGGCAAGATGATTGAAAGTCCTAAGTCTTTTCAGGTTGCCTGTACGGTCATGACACAGATTATTGCCTTTGTTGCTTCCTGTCAGTATGGTGGTCAGTCTGTTGACACTGTTCACCTTGGTAAGTACCTGCGCCGTTCCATTGACAAGTTCAAGGCGAATGGTTACACCGGAAAACTTCTGGAAGACCGTATCAAGGAAGAAGTCAAAGCAGGTGTTCAGACTATCCAGTATCAGATTAACACCCTGATGACCACAAATGGTCAGTCCCCGTTTGTGACTATCTTCATGTATCTGCGTAAGGATGACCCTTATAAGGAAGAAAACGCAATGATTATTGAAGAAATCCTGAAACAGCGTATGCAGGGGATCAAGAATGAAACTGGTGTGTATATCACCCCTGCGTTCCCCAAACTGGTCTATGTTCTGACTGAAGAAAACTGCCTGAAGGGTGGGGAATATGATTACCTGACCAAGGTTGCAGTCAAGTGTTCTGCAAAGCGTATGTATCCTGACTATATTTCTGAAAAGAAGATGGCAGAAAACTATGAAGGCAATGTGTTCAGTCCTATGGGTTGCCGTTCCTTCCTTGCACCTTGGAAGGATGAAAACGGTGAATACAAGTTTGAAGGCAGATTCAATCAGGGTGTTGTTTCTATCAATCTTCCGCAGATTGCTATTCTTGCAGACGGTGATGAAGAAAAGTTCTGGAAACTGCTTGATGAACGCTGCGAACTGTGCAAGGAAGCACTGATGTGCAGACATGAAGCACTGCTTGGAACACCTTCTGACATCAGTCCTATCCATTGGCAGAACGGTGCCATTGCCCGTCTGAAGAAGGGTGAAGTTATTGACCCGTTGCTGTTTGGCGGTTATTCTTCCATCAGTCTTGGTTACATTGGTATTTATGAAATGACCAAGGTGATGAAGGGTGTCAGCCACACTGACCCTGAAGGCGCAGAATTTGCACTGAAGGTCATGCGATTCCTGAAGGAAAAAACCCTGTGGTGGAGAGAACAAACCAACCTTGGTTTTGCACTGTATGGAACCCCTGCTGAATCCCTGTGTTACAGATTCGCAAAGATTGACCGTGAAAAGTTTGGTGACATTCCTGATGTAACTGACAAGGGTTATTACACCAACAGTTATCATGTGGATGTCCGTGAAGAAATTGATACCTTCCAGAAGTTCCTGTTTGAAAGTCAGTTCCAGAAGCTGTCTTCCGGTGGTTGCATTTCTTATTCTGAAATTCCTAACATGAATCACAATCTGAAGGCACTGGAAGATGTGGTTCGTTTCATCTATGACAACATTCAGTATGCCGAATTCAACACCAAGTGTGACTTCTGTCATGAATGTGGTTATGACGGTGAAATCATCGTGAATGATGACCTTGAATGGGAATGTCCCGTGTGTCATAACAAGGATCATGCCAAGATGAATGTCACACGCAGAACCTGTGGTTATCTTGGTGAAAACTTCTGGAATGAAGGCAAGACCAAAGAAATCAAGTCCCGTGTAATGCACCTGTAAAACGGGAAAGGATGGGTGAACATGATTAAGATTGATTGTCAGAAGTATGCTGATGAAATCATTGAACAGGTGAAGCAGATTCCAGACAAAAGAAAAGGTCTGATGATTTTGACAGCAGGTGATGACCCTGCGTCCGCTTCTTACATGAAAGGTAAGATGAAGGATTGTGAACGGTGTGGAATTCCTGTCACACAAGTCCATGTTGAGAATCAGCAGGAATTGATGGCAAGAATCAGCCTTGGTAATTGGGCAGATAATGTGGGTGGAATCATTGTTCAGCTTCCACTTCCTGAAGGATTCAATGAACAGGAAGCAGTCAACGCAGTTCAGATTAACAAGGATGTTGATGGGTTTAAGCAGGGAAGTTCCTTCCTTCCCTGCACCCCTGAAGGCATACTTTACATTCTGGACAAGGAAATTGGTGATTTGTCCGGAAAGACTGTTCTTCTGATTGGCAAAGGAAAACTGGTTGGAAAACCCTTGATTGACCTTCTGTTGGAACGTGGCTGCACGTTGACCATTGCACACAGTAAGACTGAAGATATGAACTGTCTGTTGACGTACTATCATGATGTTGTAATCACTGCGGTTGGAAAGTCAAAGTTGGTTGACTTAGATTATACCAACGCAAGTGTTGTCATTGATGCAGGAATCAGCAGGGATGAAAACGGGAAACTGTGTGGTGACTGTTATAATTTCTATGATACTGGTGATGGTATGAGAGTGACCACTGTTCCCAACGGCATTGGTCTGATGACCCGTGCAATGCTGATGAAGCACATGGGAGAGGTGAACAAGAAATGAAGTATAAAAATTTGACTGACATTGATGTTCAGGTTCTTTTGTCTTTTGCTGAAAACAACATGAATGCTTCCCAAACTTCAAGTTCATTATTCCTTCATAGGAACACCGTTGTTTATCACTTGGAGAAGGTAAAAAGACACACTGGTTTGAACCCGTTCAGGTTTTATGACTTGATGGAACTGGTGCTTGGAATTAAGGCGGTGCAGGAATGACTACACTTGAATATATGGAAAAGCAGGTTCAGAAACACAATATGAATTTTGAACGTGAATCTGCCCGTGGTGCGTCTGAAGAAGTCCTTCATAATATTGCTTTGAAAATTAGTTATTATGAAGAAGCTGTGGAAGTGTTGAAAGGTAGGTGAAGGAATGACACCTTATAGATTGAAGAAAACTTTGATTCTTGCGTTGATGGTGGATGCCCTTGTGGTGTTCATCATGCAGGTGTTCAGAATGAATGCGTGGTTTCTGATTTGCCTGTATTGGTTCATTCTGACTGTGAAGAACAGTCTTGATGTTGGGGGTGTGTAATGATGCCTGAAATGGAACCTATCATTAAATTGTTCCAGACACAGATGCGGATGGAACAGGAAGGACACATTCTGAAGGCAGTTGCAGATGTTGGTGTCCATGTGAACAAGGAACGTCTGTTGAAGGCACTTCAGGACGCACGGTCTTTCTATGAAGAAGGATATGAAGCAGGACTGAACAGTCACAGCAGAAATGGTCAGTGGGATGCACCAATTGAACATGGTTTACCACACTATGCAAATCACTTGGGGGTTGTGTGTTCCTACTGCTGTTCTTGGGCAGACAATAAATATAATTATTGTCCCAATTGCGGTGCTTATATGAAAGATGGTGATGAATCATGAACTATGCAAAAATCAAACCCGTGGATGTTGCCAACGGTGAAGGTGTCCGTGTGTCAGTATTTGTCAGCGGTTGTCCACATCATTGTAAAGGTTGTTTCAATGCGGAACTGTGGAACTATGATGCAGGTGAAGAATTCGATTTCCACACAATCCACATGATTCTTGAACTGTGTAACCACAAGCACATTGCCGGACTTTCCCTGTTGGGTGGGGAACCCCTTGCACCTGAAAATGTTCAAGGTCTTAGGGACTTGTGTTATCTGTTCAAGAAATACTTCCCTGACAAAGATATTTGGTGTTATACGGGTTACACATGGGAAGAAATCAAGCAACTTCACATTCTGAAATTCATTGATGTTCTGGTTGATGGGAAGTTTGTGCAGGAACTGAAAGACCCCCGTCTGCGGTTCCGTGGTTCTTCCAACCAGAGGATCATTGATGTCAGGAAGTCCATTGAAAGTGGATGCGTCTTTTTAAGAAAGGAACTTATGGGTGATTGATATGAAGGCAAAAAGATGTCCTGTATGTAATGGTGAACCGCAGTTTGTACACTATTCAATTCCAAATGCAACAAAAGACCCTGATGGAATTTATGTGTTATTCAAACGTTTGGAATGTACCAAATGTGGTGCAACTGTTGCAAACCTTGTGATGACGTGTGATGAAGCTGTTGACTATTGGAATGAAATCAACCCCAATACCAACAAACGGTATGTTCTTGAAAAGGTTGGAACTGAACTTTGTGAAGTAGGTGACTGACAATGGCACTTACTGATTTAGAGTTGCAACACGCTGCATTTGACCTTTGGGTGTCATCTGAAGGTGAAGACAACCGTGTTGAAATGGAACGTGTCAAACGAATGTTGCCAATCGTCCTGAATGAAGTTTGTACTGTTACGCAGAAAGAATATATCATGGAATACTTTGTTGATAGACTTTCTATGCGACAAATTGCAGAATTGCATGATGTCAACCCATCAACAGTCAGTCGCACAATCAAAAGAGGAATGGACAAGGCATATTCGTATTTGCGTTTTGTATCCCCGTTGTTCATGAAGATTCCGCAAAGACGGGGTTATCTTAGTAAACAATTCCAAAGGGGGATTTGAATCATGAAGGAATTTACCGTTATTACCACATTGCAGTTCACTGAAATTGTGAAAGCAGATGACATTGAACTTGCCCCTGAAGCTGATGTGTGTCACGCACTGAAGGAAACGTTTGGTCTGGATGACTGTCAGATTCTGAACACGCAGGTGTTCGTGCGTGACCAGTAATGTCACACAGTAGTGGTGGGAAGGTGATATTTTATGGGTAAGTTTCACGGGGAAGATTTAGTTGGAAGAAGATTTGGAAAACTGACTGTGATGGAACGGGAAGGTACTGACAAGAATAGACGTGCATTATGGAAGTGTGCTTGTTCTTGTGGTAACGAAACTATTCTTTCAACTTCAAGTCTGAAAAGTGGCAACACAAGAAGTTGCGGATGTCTTATGAAACAACCCCGTTTGTGGAAAGGTGATTATACAATCACACACAACGGAAAAACGCAAACTGTCAGTGAATGGGCAGAAGAAATGGGAATCAATTACTTCACATTGTATAGACGGTTGCAACGTGGTTGGGATGTTGAACGGGCATTAACTAAGTAATTCCGTTCAAGGTGTTCAAGGTAACGTTCGTGGTCAGGATGTTGACCTTGAACACCTTCAAACCCTTGTGGCGCAACGGTTACAAGTATTTGTGTTCAAGGTGTTCAAGGTGAGTGTGATTTTCTTAATAAATAAGAATCTAACAACCTATATGTTATATGTTTATGAAAATATTATATATAAAATATAAATATATAAGTAATAGGGAATCACCTTGAACACTTGAACGCTAAACCCATGAAACCCTTGCAGCGCAAGGTGTCCAAGGTGTTCAAGGTAAATTCGTGAACCTAGGGACACCTTGAACAGATGATTTTATGAAAGGATTGATATGATTGTTATCTATGAACGGTGAACTGTTGAATGTCATTGACCATACAGTTCAGAAAGCAGTAAACAATTCTATTCTTGAACTGAAGCGTCAGAATCTGATTGTTGAAGGCAAGCAAAGTCCTTTCCAGAAGACTGAAACTTTGTTATTCAACTACAATAATTTTAAGGATGTCATTAAGGATAAGGAAGCAGAGATTGCAGAACTGCGTCAATTCGGTATGCGGAAGAAGTCTACAAGCATTACCAGTTTTTCCGGTAATACAGGTCTGATTGAAGTGAAGTCTGATGCTGAAAAAGTTGAAGAAAAGATTGAAATGATTGAATTCAGTATTTCGACAACACGGAACTTCATCAGGATCATTGACAATGCGCTTGATACACTGAAGGATGATGTGTATTATGACCTGATTCGTATGCGATACTTTGAAGGTTGTACCCGTGAAGAAATTGCTGAACACTTTGATTGTGATGTGAAGACTGTCACACGCAATAAGAACAGACTTATCAATTTGTTGCAGATTAGACTGTTCAGTGATGAAGTCATTCAGCAGATATTTAGTTCTTGATTTTGTCCTTTTCATGTCCTTTGCGCGGTCTTTAAGAGCATAATAATACGTGATAATATATCTATAAGTGAAATTGTAAATTTCACTTTTAGCACACAGGCACACGTTGTCTGTGTGCTTTTTTAATTTCAGAAATAAAGGTTTGTAAGGATTCTCACTTGTATTGTTCACCCATCCGGTACAAGGCTCCTGCCTTGCAGACCTTTGTTTCACCATAGAAAGGGGTGAAGATGCTGTGACACCTAAACAGAAACGGTTTTGTGATGAATATCTGATTGACTGCAATGCAGTTGAAGCGGCCAAACGTGCAGG